TATGGCTGCGGTTAAACACCCTGACGACGACCCTAAAAAGACTGAACTTCAACAGAACACTCCTATGTACTATCGTTATCCCGGTATCAGGAAATGGTTGAAGTCTTATAAACTGCACCGACATTCAAGAGCAGCGTTCTTTAGACTGCGCCCCGGTGAGACATTGGGACGACACATTGATGAAGGTGAGTATTACCTAACGAGAGATAGGTATCATCTATCTTTACAAGGCACATATCTGTACACGGTTGAAGACGAATCACATCAAATTGAACCCGGCACATTTTTCTGGTTTGACAACAAACGTCCACATATGTCATATAACAATGGTGATGTTGATAGGCTGACATTTGTGTGGGACGTTCCCAAGGGTAGGAGAAATCCATGACTGATAATGTAATATCACTAACAGACCTGATTGAGACTAGACTCAAGAAGCAACAAGAGATAGAATATTATCAGGAAACCCTAGTGAGATTACAGAAGAAGATTGGTGAGCTGGGTAAGGAAGTCAGCATCACTACTCTTATTATTGACATGATTGAGTCCGAAAGGGTCTTGACATTAGATGAAAAACAAGGTAAGATGTTACTATTAGATGATACAAGGAAAGAAGAATGAATATATTTTACCTAGACCGTGACCCCAAGATTGCAGCACAGATGATGTGTGACCGCCATGTGGTCAAGATGATCCTAGAGAGCGCACAGATGCTCTCTACTGCTCATCGTGTTCTTGACGGGGATGAGTATGCTGAGAAGATGGGTCTATACAAACTGGCTCATAAGAACCATCCTAGTACCATTTGGGTTCGTTCCAATGAGTTGAACTATCGGTGGTTGTGGGAACATTATGTTGCTCTAATGGATGAGTATACCTATCGTTATGGTAAAATACATGCCACATCCAGATTGCGTGATGCTTTGGATAAAACACCAGATAACATGCCCGCTATACAACTCACCGATACTCCTTGGCCTGCTCCACCTCAGTGTATGCCCGAAGAATGCAAAGGTGATGACACTGTGCTTGCTTATCAGAAGTACTACATAGTAGAGAAATCAGGGTTTGCAAAGTGGAAAAACAGAACCGTACCGGAGTGGTTTAATGCAGAGAGAGAATTATTGGGATTACATGGGGCGACGAATGCGTGAGGAAAAAATGAGTACACTTCCCGACTTGACGAGCATCGAACGAGATTTGTATCAACGAATAGAAGAACTAGAACGCTGGCGGCTTACCTTCATCGTTACCTTAGATGACCTTGACAGTCATGATCAACAATTGGAGATGGACTTATAATGCCAACATATACATTTTATGACGAAAAAACAGGTGAGGAATGGGATGACATGATGTCCAATTCTGAACGTGAAGAGTATCTAAAGGATAATCCACATATCAGCCAAATCCCCGGCGGGTTTGCTTTTGTCGGGGATCATATCATGGGGGTAGGTCCAAAGGTTGATGGCGGGTTCACTGAGAACATGCAAAGAATTGCTGCTGCACATCCCGGTTCACCTCTTGCAGACCGTTATGGTAGTAATTCAACACATAAAGACATTAAAACTAGAAATGTGTTGAAAAAACATGGATCAATTTAGTATAAATAGAATTGATGCGGCCGAGAAATCAAACTTCAGCACTGCTGCACAGCGGCAACGGAAGCTGGGAAGTCACTCCGGCTATGCATCAGAGGGGGGTCCATTTGGAACCCCCCTCTACCTAATTTTTAAGGATATATAATGGCAAGCGCTAAGAAGAACAAAGAGATCAATCACAACAATTTGGTAGCAATCAAACCCATCACTGATAATCAGAAGGTGGTTTTTAAATCATTTAAGGATGGTAAGAACCAATTCTTATTTGGTGCTGCGGGCACAGGTAAGACTTTTAGTGCATTGTTTCTTGCACTGCAAGCAGTGATGGACTTGAAGACCAAATATGAGAAGGTCATATTGGTTCGATCACTTATCCCTACGAGGGAGATCGGTTTCCTGCCGGGGGATGAGGAAGACAAGGCTGCACTCTATCAGGTGCCATATCAGAACATGGTACAGTTCATGTTTGAGCAACCTAACGAACAGGCATTCAATAATTTATATGACCGCCTCAAGGGTCAAGGTACTCTCTACTTTCTCTCAACCTCTTTTCTAAGGGGGCTGACATTTGATAACGCAATCATTATAGTGGATGAGTGTCAGAACATGAACTTCCACGAACTGGATACAATTATCACCCGTGTGGGTCAGGACTCAAAGATTATGTTCTGTGGCGATTTTGATCAGTCTGACCTACAGAGGACAAATGAAAAAAATGGATTACATGACTTTCTCAGAATTCTTGAAGAAATGGAAGAGTTTAATTGTACTGAGTTTACTATCGGTGATATTGTACGGAGTGGCTTTGTTCGCAGTTATCTCATTAATAAAATCAAATTAGGAATAGGAATGGAATAATGGATTTACAAGTACTAAGAGAACAACTCGAAATTGACGAGGGCGTGAAATATGAAATTTATAACGATCATTTGGGTTATGCCACTTTTGGCGTGGGCCATTTGGTTCTTGAGTCTGACCCCGAAAATGGTTCAGAAATCGGAACCGAAGTATCAGAGTCTAGAGTCGTTGAAGCCTTCGAGCAGGATTGCGAAAACGTCCTGTCAGACTGCAACATCCTTTACGAAGACTTTGACGATTTGCCAGAAGAAGCTCAGCAAGTGATTGCGAATATGATGTTCAATATGGGACGCCCCCGCCTGAGTAAGTTCAGGGGCATGAAGCGTGGCGTGGATTCCCGTGATTGGAATGCGGCCGCAGATGAAATGGTTGACTCGGCGTGGTATCGTCAGGTAACCAAACGGGCAGACAGATTAGTTGAGAGGATTCGTGCGTTATCATAAGTTATAAATATATAATAAACGGAGATTAAATATGGCAACTTACACAGTCACAAGAGATGTAACAAGACCTAACACTTCAACTCTATGGCCTGATGACTACATAGCTACAGCATCCAGCCGGGTCGATGGTTATGCGAACTTAAAATCATCAGGAAAGGTTAGCCTAACTGCTAGTGTTGATAGCGATGATCTAGTACAAACATGTATTTTTGTTTGGGCCTCTAAAACGGATTATAAAAACAATATTGCTAGTGCCGATAACCCCGACTCTACATGGATGTCGTCACGGAATCAATATCTTACTTACATAGCAGCTGCCGGCATAACTGCCAGAATTACAGAAGAAGATGGAACAGTTAGAGTTTTTAATAGCTCTAGCAAAACTTTTGAGGAAGAATAGAAATTTAAACGATGTTTAATCATGTAGGGGTGGAGTTGCAACCCATAACAGCAACTAACAGTAACGGTGTGCGTCTATACGCAACACCAGAGGGTAACAAGTACCCATCAATCACAACGGTTCTATCAGTCCGTAACAAGAAGGGTCTGATGGAGTGGCGTAAGAGGGTAGGTAATGAAGTTGCCAACCATGTAGCACGAACTGCTGCAGCAAGAGGTACTAAGGTTCATCACATGTGTGAGGATTACCTCAACAACATGGAGTCTGATTATCCATCTAAGTGGTCAGAACACAAGAAGAATTTCTTGCCATATTGTCTTTTTAGTCAATTAAAGTCTGTTCTATGCAATATAGATAACATCTATGCTCAAGAAGCAGGACTCTATAGTGATAAATATAAGGTAGCGGGTAGGGTTGATTGTATTGCAGAGTACAATGGTGTACCGTCGATTATCGACTTCAAGACATCAACCAAAGAGCGTAAAGACGAATGGAACGAAAGTTATTACATTCAAGGCTCTGCATATGCAGAGATGTTCGGAGAACGAACTGGCATAGAAATTTCTCAAGTAGTAATTTTAGTAGTAACAGAGGATGGAACTGTCCAAGAGTTTGTAAGAGACAAACACGAATACCTTGATGCTCTAGTAGAAACCGTTGCAGAGTGGAGAGCGCAAAATGATGTTCAAAATTACATTCCTAGCAGCGATGATTTGCTGCTGGTTTCCGACAGCAAGTAAGGCACAGTTATCACCTATGAATAAGGTGGTTGCCTGCGGTGAGTCTAGTATTGTGTTGAATGCTATCAAAACATATGATGAAAAACCTGTTATGATTTTCAAAAATGATAAAAATGGTATCCAAACTATAGTGTTTTTCAATAAAGAAACAGGTTCATCAACCATTATAGAATCGTTCCCTGACAATACTATTATGTGTATTATTGCTAGTGGTGACGTAGAATGGGCAGTGCCAGAACAATGGCAAAAAACTTCTCTAAGGGGGTTGACTTTTTAACTCCCGTGTGGTATAAATAAGATACAATTTGATGATACGAATTGAAAACAGAACTGGACGGGGGTGCGATACCCCCCGCCTCCACCAAAAGGAGATTGTTATGGTAATAGAGATGCCGGGAGATTCAGATGAAGAACCTTCGTGTAAGAAAAATATCGGTATTTATGTTTAAACTGTATATCACATGGAGCGTATGCGCTGATATTATATTGATTACGGGCATCATTGCTCTGTTACTTGGTTTTGGTAAAATCTCTTTTTGATGGGGGCGAAAATTAGGATCGACAGGCTGGAATAGATAAGTGGAGAATTGTGGATTGACCGCCTTATAGGTTAAAATACTATAGATGCTAACGATAATGTATCTTATGGGGATTATGCTCTAGCAGCATAATCTTTCGGAGTTTTTTTGGAAGTTTTTTTCTTAGCAACAGGATAAAAAACTTTCACTTTATTCAAAAAAGGTCTTGACAAATAGCTAATAACCTGTTATACTCTGTAAACAATGTCACTGATGAGTTTGTGAAATCCAAACGAAACACTTTGTGTCTGACAATATTGTCAAAAAAATCATCTTGAAAGGATGAATTATAGTATGACTACAACTACAACTACGAAGGCAACTAAGGTTATTGCCGCTCTCGAAAACGGTACTGAACTTACTGCGAAGCAGATCACTGCACGTTATGGCGTTAAGAACGTCCGTGCATTGATGAGTTCTCTTCGTATGCAGGGATATCCTGTATATCTCAACAAGCGGGTCAGCTCGTTTGATGGGGAAACCTACAACAAGTACCGTCTTGGTACTGCAACCCGTGCTGTGATCGCAGCAGGATATCGTGCTCTTGCACAGGGTGTCTAAATACTTGACTAACGGGTGATGCCGTAATACATCCGAGAGGGGCCGACGGTTAGCCCCTCAACTTTAAAGGGAGACTAAACAAATGAAGAAACTAATGATCGGAGTTGCACTAGCAACTTGTATTTCAAGTGTTGCTATGGCAGAAGAGAAGAAAGTTTCATCCGCTCTACCTAAAATTGACATGTCCTTTGTGACCGATACTGAACATAATGTAACTCAGGAAACAACCTCTACAAAATTTGGTGTGGTTGCTGGAATTAAGGGATTTGATCTATCAGTTAAACCATCGTTTAGCTGGGACGACAGTGAAATTTCTAATGTTGAGTTTTGGGGTGGATATACATTTGATGTGAATGAATCCTTTGGCATTACACCTTATGGTGAAATTAATTTGAATAATGATTTTGAAACCGCTGATAAAATTGTCGGTGTTAAGACTGAACTGAAGTTCTAAGACTAAAGGTTACGGGGGTTCCTTTCAAAAACCCCCAACCTTTAAACAAATTATAAGAGTATAAAATGACACTAAGCACATCAAAGACTTTTTCAATGGAAATTGAAAGACTTGCAAATGAAAAGAATATCTCGCATATGGATGCAGTTCTTGATTATTGCCATCGTCAAGATATTGAACCCGATACAGTGGGTCGTCTTATTTCCAAGAGTCTCAAAGAGAAGATCGAAGCAAACGCAAGAGACTTAAACTTTCTTCCCCGACAGGCTCAACTCCCCATTTAAAATATGGAACCGATTGA